GGCCCCGAACTATTCCATCCGGCTGTTCATCGCCGGGGCCATCGACGAGAAGGGGATCAAGCTCTTCAGTGACAAGGACGTCAATCACTTAGCCGGCAAGGGCGCCCACCTGATCGAGAAGGGGGCCCGGGCGGTCCTGGAGCTCTGCGGCGTACTGCCGGAGAGCGAGGAGGAGATCCTAAAAAACTCCAAGCCGACCCCGCCCGCGCCCAAGAATGGCGAATCGCCCTCGGCCTGAACCGGACCCGGGCGGAGCTGCTGGCGGGCGTCACCTGCTCGGAACTGGCGACGCTGCGGGTCCTCGACGGGGTCCGGGCTTTCGGCGAGCGGCGGGCGGATTTGCGGGCGGCGAAATTGGCGATGCACGTAGTTGCCTGCCTGCGGTCGAGCAAGAGCGGCGTCGTGCACCTGGAGGAGTTCCTCCTGCGGAGCCTGGACGATCCGGAGCCGGAGGAGCGGAACTTCGACACGCCTGAGCGGTTCGACGCCCAGGCGGGTTTGGTCTGAAATCAAAAATCAACAATCATAAATCATAAATCACATGGCCGACACCTGGCAAAAATCCGGCATCGAGTACATCGTCAAGGACTCCACGCGCACGGGCGTAGCGGGCGTGCAGAAGAGTTTGCAGACCCTCGAAAAGACCGCCCAGGGCGTCAGCAAGATGCTGGGCACGGCCCTGGCGGTCGGCGTCGGCTACGTGGGAATCTCCAAGCTGGTCAGCGGCTATCAGGAGGTGGCCCAATCGATCAGCGACACGGCCAAAGCGGCGGACATCCTCCAGATCTCGACGGAGAGCATGAGCGGCCTCAAGTACGTGGCGGAGCAGTCGGAGGTCGCGGGGGCCTCGATGGTCACGTTCCTGGAGCGGCTGACCCGATTCGGAGCGGAGGCGGCCCAGGGTACGGAGGCGGCGCGAATCGGCCTGCAGCAACTGGGACTCAGCGCCAAAGAGTTGAGCGAGACCAGTCCTGATCAGGCGATTCGCAAGCTGGCGGACGCCTTCCAGACGATCCCCAACGCCTCGGACCAGATGCGGCTCGCGTTCGACATCTTCGGCCGGGGCGGCGCCGAGATGCTAAAGGTCCTGCGTCTCGGCAGTGCCGGGATCGATGAGATGATGGTCCGGGGCCAGAAGTTGGGCGGGGTCTTGACCGAAGTGGACGCGGCCCTGGCGCACCAGGCGGAAGTCGCCTTGAAGGAACTCCGCACGATTAAGAAGGCGATCCAGGACCAGCTCGTGGTGCAGGTGGCTCCCTATATCGCGGCGTTGGCGGGCCGTCTTGCGGACGCGGCGGCGGCCGGCGGCGGGTTCGGCGAGACGGTGACGAGTGCGATGGAATCCGTCGCGGTCGCGGCGGGCAAAGTGCTGGATATCCTCATCAAGATCGAGAACATCAAGAACTCGGTGGCCCTGCGCGCTTACGACGCCGCCTTTAAGAAGGATGTCTTCGATACCACCAAAGAGGTCTACGCGGACCAGATGAAGCGGGAGGGGAAACAGCCTTGGAGCCTGCTGGGCAAGGGCGGGGTGAGGTACGAGAACCGCTGGGCCCAGGCGGAGGAGATCGTCCGCAAAGACCGGACTCCCGCCTACGAGGCGGGCCGGGCCCCGCTGGTGCAGGAGGCGAGCAACGCCGAGCAAACCAAGACCTATTTCGCTCAACTTCGCCAGCGGGCCCAGGGGATCCGTGAGCAGGCGGAGACGGAGGCCCGGATCAAGGAATACGGCCGCAGCCCGATGGCAGTTTCGAATCCAGCGGGAGTGATGCCGACGGAGCAGGAGATCAAAGACGCCGAGCAGGCCATCCAAGAAGAAGAGCGAGCGGTCCGGCGGGCGGCGGAGGGGATGCAGCGGCTCCGGGACCGGGTCTCGGAGATGGACGCCGCGACGGAGACGGAGATCGAGGTGGTGCGGCGGGCGGGGGACGCCCACGGCAAATTGGGCGAGATCGTGCGTTACGAGATGACGGTCCGCGAAGCCTATGGGGATAGTGTCGATGAGGTGACGCGGCGCTTGGAGAATCATCGCCGCGCGCTGGAGCTCCTGTCCCGGGTCGAGTTTTCGAACCGGTCGCTCGATGACCTGGGCCAGACCTTGACGGACATCGCGTTCGACTTCAAGAACGCCAGCCAGTACGCGGAGCAGTTTTTCAACACCCTCGCCCGCCGCGCGACCAACGAATTTATCATGCAGCCCTTCATGGATGCGATCAAGCCGGGCGTCGCCTCGCTCTTTGCCGGCGGCGGTCGTCAAAGTTACGGCAGTCTCGATACCTCCGTCGGCTCGAATTATCAGGCGCAGTCTGATTTCTACGGCTATAGCGCCGAGGTCCATCACGCGGGCGGCGGGGTTGGGGATGCTGGTCAGACCCGCTATCTGCCCGTGGGCGCTGCCGATCGCTATCTCGCTTCGAACGAGCGGCTGATCGTGGCGCGGGTGGGCGAGGAGGTCCTGACCGAGCAGGAATCCCGCCGCCAGCGCGTCGCCGTCTATCATGGCGGGGGCATCGTCGGCGGCTCGGCCGAGGCGGCCAGTGTCCCGGCATCGGGCGGTGCCGCGGGCCGGCCGGACAAAGTCGAGGTCCGGATCAGCAACCCGCCGGGCAGTCCGCTGGAGGCGACGGGCGCCCAGATCTCCTTCGACGGTCCCACGATGATCGTCGGCGTGATCCTCGACAACATCCGGCGGGGCGGCGTGATGCGGGACCAGATCCGCATGACGGCGCGGGGGGGGTAGGCGATTTATGATTTACGATTTACGATTTACGATTGAGGGAAGATGCTGATGTCGTCCAGCTCGATTTCATCCAGCCTTTCATCTAGCTCGCTCAGCTCCCTGTCGGTCTCCTCGTCGTCGCTCAGTTCATCGAGCTCAGCCTCCGTCAGCTCTTCCTCCTCGCTATCCTCCAGCTCCAGCAGCAGTTGCGGCCTGGATTTTCCGGAATTGATGAGGGCCTCGGCTCGGGGCTTTCCCCAGGAGTTCGTGATCGACCCGGGCGTGGCTGCGGCCCAATTGGGCAATGGCCGCACCCGCACCCGCCGCGAGTGGCAAGACGCCTTTCGCGGCTGGCGGGACCGGCTCATCAATTGCAGTACGGCCGATTACGCCATTTTCGAGACCTTCTATCGGGTCACCGCCCATCGCAGCGTGCGGCCGTTCACATGGACCAATCCCCGGACGCAGGAGCGGGTCCTGGTCCGCTTCTGGTTTCGGGAGCCGCCGCGCTGGCAGCGGGTCGTGGACCATCAGATCGAGTGGGCAGTGGATTTCACGCTGGCCGAATGCGCCGGGGCGACGGGCACCGGCTATGGAGGCGCGGATGTGTGATATTTGATGTGTGATGTTTGATTGAATTGGAGGCGGGCGTGCCCGCAAGAGTCTTGAAATCAAAAATCAAAAATCAAAAATCAAACATACCATGAAGCAGATCCCGGACCTCATTCTGCGGCGGCTGAAAGAGCTGGAGACAACGGAGCCGTTCGTCGCCCTCCTGGACGTGGCGATCAACGACATCGCCGATACCCACATCCGCCTGGCCCGCAATACCCGGACGATCACGTTCGGCGGGGTAGACTACGTGCCCGCCGCCTTCGACATGCAGGTCCTGGGCGTCACGAAGAGGGAGGGGATTCCGCAGTTCGACCTGGCGATCAGCGACGTAGAGGAGCGGCTGCGGCCCTCGCTCTATGCGACGAACTATTTCCGGGGTGCGACCCTGACGATCGCGATTGTCATGCCGGACGCCCTCGCCGTCTATTACCAGGACCTGATCACGGAGTACAGCATTCTCAAAGCCCGGCCGCAAGCGGAGTGGGTCTATCTGACGATCGGCGGGCCGGACCTATTGCGGAAGCGGTTCCCATGTGGCCGATTCTTTGCGGACCTCTGCGAGTACCGGTTCGGGACCGATCCCCGCTGTCCCTACGTCCCGATGGCGGTCGATGCGGTCGGTCACGCCGCGGCCGGCCGGGTCACGGTCACGGCGGCCGGCCACGCGTTCGAGACGGACGATCAGGTGACACTGGCCGGAATCGTGGGGATTACCCCGTCCCTGACGGGCAACTACGTAGTGGAAAAGCATGATGCCAACAGCTTCCACCTCGACAGCACCGACGGCGCTAATTACGCCGGGGCCTATACGGGCGGCGGCACGGCGGGTTTCACGATCTGCGAGCGGAACCTGGACGCCTGCCGAAAACGGGCCGCGACGCTGCACTTCTGGGGCTGCGTGGGCCTCCGCAATCGCGTGGCCCGACTGGCTTGAAAATGATAAATCAAACATCGAACATCAAAAATCAAACTTCCGGCAATTGCTGGCGGCTCGTTCAAGCGACCCGTCAGGCGGCCGGTCTCGCCATGCCGGATCAGTTGCCGTGGTTGGCCGGTCTCGTGCGCGGCCCGGCCGGACCCGCCCGCTTCGTCCGTCTCGCCGCCCCGCAGACCTACGCCATCGTCGCGATCCGGATGGGGGAATACGTCACGCACCTCGGCGTGGTGCTCTCACCGCAGGAGTTCCTCCACGCGACGGACGCGGGACCACGGGTGGAGCGGATCGAGGCGTGGGCCCCCCGGATCGAGGGCTTCTACGAGTTCGCGTACCCCGCCCTCCCGCCCGGCCGTGAGGAAAGCGGCGCCGTGCCGGGGTCCCTGACGATCCTCACGAATCCCCTGACCGGCGCCACGCGGGCCGCGGCTGGTCCTGCCGCGGGCCGCAGTATCGCCGAATGGTTGGCCCAGGAAGGCGTCCCGGCGGCGGCCTGCCTCTTGAATGGGGAGCCGTTGGGACCGAAGGAATGGTCCTATCGTCCCCGGCCCGGGGACCGCGTGCAGGTGATCGTTCTCGTGGGCAAGGACACGCAGATGATGGGCATGATCCTGATGGTGATGCTCGCCGTCGTGTCCTACGGAGTTGGGGGCTATGTCGGCGGGGCAGCGGGCCTTGGTTGGGGTCAGGGTTGGGGTGCGGCGGCCGCCGCCGGCATTATGATCGGCGGGTCGCTGCTGCTGAATACCCTGCTCGCCCCCGGCGCCCCGGACGCGGCCCAGGCCCGGCAGGCGCAATGGAGCGATCAGACCATCCAGGCCCAGGGCGGGGCGGTCCCGAAAATCTATGGCGACGTGCGGGTCCACGGCAACATCATCGGCCATTACAGTGAGTTGGGAGCCGTGACCACCCGGGGCCTGCAACCAGCCTGGTGGATTGCCATCGAAGAGGGTTGGCGGCAATTCTTTAATTTGACTAATCCAGAATTGAATACCCCTATCACGGCGACGCCGGTCAAATTGAGCACGCAGCACCTCCGGAATGTCCTGATCTGTTTCGGGGAAGGCCCCATCGGCAGTTTCGACGTGTCCTCGCTCCGAATCAACGACCAATCGATTACCGACCTGGCCGGCGTGGCCGTCGAATATCGCAACGGCACGCTCGAACAGACGGCAATGAGCAAGTTCAACACGGAGACCCCGATCGAATTCTTCGCCGGCTACGTGCTGCCCTATGACACCAATGTCCGGACGTACACCCTGCCGGGCACCGGCTACGATGACGCCGAGGTGACGGTCGTCTATACGAACGGCATCTGGAGCATGGACCAAAGCGAGCTGGTTCCGCAGCGGGTGGTGCTCAAGGTCGAGGTTGGGGACGCGGTGGGGAATACGTGGCAAACGCTCTTTGCCGGGTTCGTGTGGGGCGAGACGACGAATCCCCTGCGCGTCGTTTACCGCGCCTCCACGACCTACGAGGGCGGAGCGCCCCTGGCCATCACGCGGGCGATGCAGCCCCGCTTTCGGGTGACGCGGATCGAGCCGAGTTATCAGGGCACCACCTGGGGCGGCGACTGCATGATCGGCGAGGTCCGGGGCATCCTGAACGAGGTCTTCGAGCATCCGGGCAAGGTCCTCATGCAGATCTCCGCCCTGCCCTCCGATCTGCTCTCCGGCTCGCTTGACGTCAGTATCGTGGTTCACGGCTCCATTCTGCAGCGTTGGGATGCGGCGGCCAACCCGCCGGCCTGGGTGCTGGACGCGGTCAAGCCGCAGAACCCCGCCTGGATCGATTATGACATCCTGACGTATCCGCTCATCAGCGGCGATGGGATAGGGACACCCTACGCCGTCGAGGAGTATCGGGGCGTCGATCCGGACACGATCGATCTGACGGGTTTCCTGGCCACGGAGGTCCTGGCGGATGGCCAGGTCCCGGACGGCCTGGGCGGCGCCGGACTGGAGAATCGGATCGAGATCGACACCGTCTTCGGGGAGACGGGCAACGTGTATGACGCGGTCCGGCGGATCGGGGTGACGGGCCGGGCGGGCCTCGACCTGCGGGGCAATCAGGTGGGGCTCTGGTGCGACGACGCCCGCGTGCCTTGCGGCCTGTTCGGCGACGGCAATTGGCTGAAGGACTCCTGGGAGCCGGACCCGATCCCGCAGGCGGACCGGGCGGCGGAGCTGGAGATCGTCTATTACGACCAGGATAACGGGGATGAGCAAACGCCGATCCTGGTGCCGGACCTGGAGATCGAGACGACGAACCGGTCAGCGATCGATTGCCGGGGCACCCGGCGGCGGAGCGAGGCCTGGCGGACGGGCCGGTACAATCTCGCCCGCAATCGCCTGCTGGATCTCGCGGGCCGGTTCGCGACGGACATCGACGGCATCATTTACGAGCCGGGGGACGTGCTCTATATCCAGTTGCCCGGCCGGTCCTGGGGCGGCCGCTTGGCGGCGGTGGATTCCGGGGCGGATACGGTCACGCTGGACCAAGACGTCCGGACGTCCGCCGGCGCTTGTCTGATCGTCCAAGTCCGCGATTCCGTGACGGGCGGGCAGGCGGCCGGCTATCGGCTGGTGGCGTCGCTCGCCGGGCGGGTCGTCAGTTTCGCGGGCGCCTGGATTTTCCCGGCGGGCGTGACGGCGGCGGCGGCGGCGGATGACGCCTATCTGTTCGGTCCCGCCGCGATCCTGACCGACACCTTCGAGGTGATGGAGGTCCAGCCGCAGGCGCACCTGCAATTCGGGATCTCGGTGATCCGCTACGCCGCCGGGGTGTACACGGCGGATGATGAAGAGTCGGGGATCTCGATCGATTCCGGCGTGGCGGTCGATCCGCCCACGGCCGGACCGCCGCGGCCGCCGACGCCGGCCCAAATGGCCGCCCTGCTGCCGCCGGGCGCCTTAGCGCCGCCGCCCAGCCGGGGTCTGCGCGTCTCCGCCCTCGACGTGACGGGCGATGGCGACGATACGATCTCCTGGCTCGCCGGCAGCATCTCCTACGCGGGCTACGTCTATCCGATCGTCGCCGGCGCCACGACGGATAAATACGTCTGGTTCGATCCCGGCGCCGTGGACCCCTTGACCCTGAAAACCGGTGCGACCTGGCCCGCCGATCCCGACATCTACAAGATGTTCATCAACGTTGCCGGCCAGCCGGTGGCGCTCTACGGCCAGCAGGTGGTCGGCGAGGACCCGGCCGGCGTCCTGCCGCTCTTGGTCGATGGCTCCCGGGTCGCGGCCAAATTGGGGATCACCGGCCACGCCTGGTTCGACGCCGAGTATGACAACGGCAATTCCGGCGCGGCTAAGACGATCGACTGGCACAACGGCAATAAGCAGCTCCTGACCCTGACCGCGAGCTGCAATTTGACGTTCACCAATCCGGACGGCGCGGCGAACCTGGTCCTGCGGCTGATCCAGGGCGGCGCGGGCGGCTACACGCTGACCTTGCCCCCGAGCACCTATATCGTGGGCGGGACGGCCTTGACCTTGAGCGCGGCGGTCGGAGCCGAGGACATTCTGACCCTCTATTACCCCGGCGGCGGCAAGGGCTACCGGGTGGTGGCGGCGGCCTCGCAGCAATTGTCCAGCTCATCGAGCACGTCGTCGTCGTCGTCATCCTCATCGGAATCGTCGTCCAGCTCCTCGGGAGGGGCATAGTGGATGTGTGAAGTGTGATGTTCGAAGTGTGATGTTTGATTGAGGTTGGAGGCGGGCGTGCCCGCAAGAGTCTTGAAATCAACAATCAAAAATCAGAAATCAAAGATCACAAAATGAGGCGGGCGTGCCCGCAAGAATCTTGAAATCAACAATCAAAAATCAGAAATCAAAAAGGCCATGAAGCAGAACGGGCACGCCGATCTACTGGGCGGCCCTCTTGACCAACTTCGGCACACCGCCGGCATAGAAAGGAATTGATTATGGCTTTGCTGATGCAGGAGAGCTTTGATTTTTACGCCTCAACGGCGAGTCTTTTGAATTCGGCGTGGACCAGAGCCACGGGTTCACTCTCCGCTCCGGGTGGGCGTCGATCTTCACGCGCAGCCTCGGTTAATGGTTATGCCACTGGTTTAACATATTGGATTTCGTACATCCTCCCTGTAGAAAATACTGGGGTCATCTGGTGGGGATTTGCGTTTGCCCAAGAGGCATTAGCGGGGGTGAATACGGAATGGATTCGGGTGCAATCGGCGGCCCCGGCCTTCGGCAACCAATTTACTCTAGATATCACCGCCGCCGGTCGCGTGCGGGTCAAAGTCTCGGCGGCGGGCGCCGTTCTGGCCGAGAGTGCGGACGGCGCGATAAAACTGGATGGGACGTTCCAGTTCATCGAGATCGGCTTTCAATGTGCCGCGAGCGCCTCCGTGGCGGTCTGGGTGAACGGCGTGTCCGTGTTGTCCGGTAATGCTTTGAATCTGCGGCAATCGGGTGCGGGTGGCTGCGGCCGACTGGTTTGTGGGAGTCCAGCCAATAACGTCGCTAACGCCGCCTTCTACGATGATATGTACCTGTTGGATACCACTGGGGATGCCCCATTCAATGCCCGGCTCGGCGACTACAAAGTGGATGCCCATCTATTCACGGCGGATGACGACGTCGAATGGGCCAGCACCGAAGCCGCCCATCACGACTCGATCAACGTGGTCGGGGCCAACTACGCCGTTGATTATATCGAGAGCGACGGGGTCGGCGAGCAGGATTCCTTCGCGATCACGCCGGGCGATATGACGACGATTCAGGCGGTGGAGCTTGTCGCCTACTGCCGCAATCCGGGCGGCGGGACGGCGAAGTGCAAGCCCTTCGTGAAGATCGACAGCACGATATACTACGGCGATGAAGTGACGCTGCCGGCGGATACCTGTAATAAGCGGAGTTACGTTTGGCTGCTGAACCCGGCGGGCGATCCCGACCCGATCCCGTGGACCAAGGCGGTCGTGACGGATGCCACGTTCGGCTGGGAAACGACGGTACTGGCGTAAGGAAGTTTGATGTTTGAAGTGAGAAGTTTGATTTGAGTTGGAGGCGGGCGTAGCCCGCAAGAGTCTTAAATCAACCATCAACCATCAACAATCAAACTTGACCTATGGCTGCTCTGATTCCAGTGATGACTTCGAACACCGCCCCCTCGGGCACGGCCTCGGCCAGTACGGCCCTCTCCACGACCTACGCCGCCTGGAAGGCGATGGACGATTCGACCGCCACCTGGTGGAGTACGACGGACGCCGGTTCGGGCACCTGCTGGCTGATGTATTCCTGGGGAGCCAACAACAGCAAAATCATCACGTCGTACACGATCCGGGCCCGGTCGGGCGCGGGCAATCAGGCGGGCGCCCCCCACGACTTCAAACTGCAGGGTTACAACGGCTCGACCTATACCGATCTCGATACGCAGACACACCAGAGTTTCGGCGACTCCGAAGTCAAGACCTACAATTTCAGCAATACGACAGCCTACCAGGCTTACCGGCTGAACATCACGGCGGACAATGGCGGCACGTACACCGAGGTCGCGGAATTGGAGCTGCTGACCACGACGCCCTACGCCCGAATCGAGTTGGCGGGCGTGACGATCGTGTGCAAGGCCCCAGCGCCCCGGATTTTGCTGGCGGGCGTGCAGATCGCGTGGACCCTGACCGCGCCGGGCCAGGCGCTCAATCCTTCCCCGGCGGATGAGGCGATTGACGTTCTGCTGGACGCCGAATTGTCGTGGACCGATGGCGGCGGAACTGTCACATTCGACGTGTACCTCGGCACGGACCCGGACGATTTGGATCTGGTCAGTGACGATCAGGTGGGCCTATCCTATCAGCCGCCGGCCGCCCTCGATCCGGGCACGATCTATTACTGGCAAATCGACGCGACGAACGCGGTGGGCACGACCGCGGGCGACATCTGGTCCTTCACGACGGCCGCCTCCTCTTCGAGCTCGAGCAGCAGTTCCAGCCTTTCCTCGTCGAGCAGTTCCGAATCCGTGTCGTCTTCATCCTCATCGTCATCGTCCTCCTCCTCCAGCAGTTCCAGCTCCTCGAGCAGTATGGCCGCCGAGGAAACCGGCATCGTGACGATGTTCCTGGGCTTCCACTTTTGAGCGGCCTCTCTGAAAATTCGGAAATCGGAAATCGGAAATAGTAAATTCTCGGAGTCTTTATGGCGGCATCGGCGGTCATCGATCTGGCGGGCGTCGTGATCATGTGCACGGCCCCCCATGCCCAAATCAACCTTTTCGGCGTGGTGGTACGAAACATCTTCATCCCCTACGTCCCGCCCGGTACTCCCCCGGTGTTTCCTGACCTGAGCGTGCCGGGGATCGCGACCCTGAGCCGTGCGGACGCCCCCGGCTATCCGCAGCAGCAGATGGCGGCGGATGGGACGGTCCACGCCCTGCTCGGCGAAGGGTCCCTGCGGGCCCGCGAGGACCTGGGCCGGCATCGCTCCTGGACGCGGTCGATCCGCTTCCTGACCTTGGCCGACTACACGCTCTTCCAGACCTTTTATTATACCACAGTCTACCGATCGGTGCGGGCCTTCTATTGGACCAACCGCGCCAATGGCGAGCAGGTCCTGGTGCGGTTCAGTCCCACGTCCCCGCCCCAGTGGACCCCGGTCGAAAACCACAAGGACAAATTCCGTCTTGATTTCACCCTGATCGAAGCCTGATCGAAGAAGAAGGAGAAACGATATGACAACCGCGATCGACTATGCCACGTTGCGGCGGCAATCCCACGGCCGCCTGGCCATCGAGGATATGCGGCTTTTGGTCCGGGCCTGCGCCGCCTGCGAAGCCCGCACGATTCTGGAAATCGGGGCGGCCGACGGCGGCTCATCCGTGATCCTGGCGGCGCAGGCGGCGGAGCGGGAGGGGCGGCTCTATTCCATCGAGGGCAATCCGAAAGCCCTGATGCGCGCGAACCTCGCGGCCTACGGTTTGCAGGATCGATGCACCTTGCTGCCCGCCTGGTCGCCGTGGCTGGGGCCGTTGGAGCGGCAGATTCCGGCGCGTGTGGATCTTCTCTTCATCGACGGCCGTCACGATATTCGCTGGTGCCTGGCGGACTATCACTATTGGGAGCCGCGGGTCCGGCCCGGCGGCGTGATCGTATTCCACGACACGGGCGGCCTGTGCCGCGAGGACCGGGCCCAGCCGGACTTCGGCCAGCCCGGATACGTGCCCCTGGTCCGCCGGGCGTTGGCCATCATTCTCGCGACCGATCCCCTGGTCCAGATCGACGCGAGCGACGTTGTGGACGGCGGCGCGATCGCCTTCGCAAAGGGGGTGAAAGATGAGTGATGGTTTCCCGGATCTGGCCGAATGGAGTGCGGCCGTGGTGCACCCCGATGACGAGGGCAAATTCCGTACCCAGAGATTTCACGACTATTATCGCCAGAAGTACCTCATCGCCGCCCTGTTCGCCCCCGCTTCCATCGCGGAGATCGGGGTCCGCTGGGGCTATTCCGCGTGGTCATTTTTGCGGGCCTGTCCCCGGGCGGCCTACGACGGTTTCGATCTCCAGCAAGGGACACACGGGGGGGCCAAAGGGGCCGACACTTTCGACTGGTGTTTGCAATTGCTCGCCCGCGATTATCCGGATGCCTCGGTGGCGTTCCATCGGGCGGACACGCAGGCCCTCGATACGTTGGGCGGGCCCTACGACCTGATCCACGTGGATGGCGATCACACCGAGCGCGGCTGCCGGCACGATCTGGATTTGGCGTGGAACGCCGCGGCCGCCGGCGGTTTGATTCTGGTGGACGATTACGATTACATTCCCGGGGTCCATGCGGCGGTAGATGCCTTTTGCCGGGCCCGGCCGCGGGCCGGCCAAATCGCCGTGCCCTCATTGCGCGGCGAGTATCTGATTCGAAAGGAGGACTGATGGATTTGTATTTCTTCTGCGCGGTCGACGAGAATCCCACCTATCGAAAAGAAGCCGAGATCCTGATCGAATCCGGCCGAGTCTTCGGGCGGGAGATTCACCTGTACGATATCCCTACCACTGAGGTCTGGAATCGGTACAAGGTCAATCTGTTCCTCGCGGACCTGCCGGCGGCCGACCGGTATATCTACCTGGACAGCGACTGCGTCTTGACCGGTCCCGGCGATTGGGAGGCCCCGGACTGCCTCGGCGTCTGTGACGTGCTCTACTATTGCGACGCCTTCGACCGGTCCCGCCACACGAAGGGATTCATGCGGAATCACACGCTCCTCGTCGGCGAGAAAAAAGGGTACGACTACCTGGTCCAGCTCTATCTGGAGCATGGCCAGCCGCCCTGGTGCAATTCAGGTGTCGTTGTCCTATCGGCCGAGCAACGTCTGCCGTTCGCCCGGGTCTGGAAAGACTGGATGAACCGGATCGATGCCCAGTGCGAGAAGGGCTTCATGGTGGGCGATGAGGGGGCGCTGCTGGTGGCGCGGCAAGAGTACGGCCTGCCGCTGCTGCCGCCGCGGTTCAACGGCATGTGCAAATGGCAGCCGATCTTCGATTGGCACGTCTTGATCCACGCCGACGGCAACGTCGGCGGTCCGAAACGGCAACCTTATCTGGATGCGATTCAACGCGTCCGCAATTTGAAGGAGAAACGATGATGAAAGTATTGGTACTCGGCGGCGCAGGCTTCATCGGCCGTCATGTTTGTGATCTCTTGATGCAGCGGGGCCACGTGGTCACGGCCTTCGACCCGGCCCCGCTGGAATTGCCGGCCCCGCACGCGGGCGTGCGCGGGGACGTGCGGGATGCAACGGCCGTGCAGTGCTATGTGGCCCAGCATGACGCCGTGGTGCACCTGGCCGGTATTCTCGGCACGGCGGAGACCGTGGACCGGCCCGGCCCGGCCATCGAGGTCAATATCCTCGGCGCCTTGAACGTCTTCGAGGCGGTCCGCCGGGAAGGCAAACTCGCGGTGACGATCACGGTCGGCAATCACTGGATGCTGAACAGCTACTCCATCACCAAGAGCTGCGCTGAGCGATTGGCCCTGATGTACGATCGCGAGCACGGGACGCGGATCGCGGTCGTGCGGGGTCTCAATGCCTACGGACCCGGCCAGAAGGCCAAGCCCGTCCGCAAAGTGATACCGAATTTCATTCTGCCGGCCCTGCGCGGCCAGGACCTGACGATCTACGGGGATGGCGAGCAGATCATGGACTTCATCTACGTCCGCGATCTGGCGTCGATTTTGCTGACGGCATTGTTCCGCGACCACGGGTGCTACGACCGGATCTTCGAGGCGGGCAGCGGCCGGCGCACGACGATCAATGAGGTCGCCGAGTGCGTGATTCAGGCGGCCGGTTCCCGCTCCCGGATCTGTCACCATCCGATGCGGCCCGGCGAAATCGCCAACAGTGTGGTACTGGCGGATACGGAGACCTTGCGGCCGCTCGGCGTGGACGTGGCGGGGATGGTGTCCCTGGAGGACGGTCTCCGGCAGACGATTCCCTGGTACCGAGAGCATCTGGCGGACCTGTGAGGGGGCATTATGAAATCGGAAATCGGAAATGGTAAATCGGAAATCTGGCCGGCTCCGCCCTGGCACGGCGAGTTCGGCTGGGAGGTAATGAGTTGGGCGCCCTTCTGTCGGGCCCGCAGCCGCACGGGGCGCGTCGGCATTACGAGCTTCGCCGCCAGCCTGGCACTATACGCCGACTTCGCCTGGGAGTTTCACGATCACGGGGCGAGCGGCCGGAGCCTCGTCTATCGCAAGGATTTCGGCATGTACCGCAGCGGCGGCCCCGGCTTCGAGCATTTTCGCTACGGCGATCCGGACCGGGCGGAGCCGTTCGACGTACTGATCCACGCCCGGGGCATCGGGCGGAAATCCGCGATCAATTATCGCCATTGGGATAGCATCAGTCTTATGCTCCTGGGGGGTGGGATCAAAGCCGCCTCGATCGGCACGCTCCAGGACCTTATCGTCCCCGGCACGCGGGATCTGCGGGGCCTGCCGTTGGAGCGATTGATGGACCTCTGTTTAGCGGCGGATGTCACGGTGGGGTGCAGCTCGGGCGTCATGCACTTGGCCGCCGCCTGCGGCTGCGGCCTCGTCGTCTGGGGCGACACGAAGACCCGCTACCGCGAGACGCTGGAGACGCGGTACAAAGAGACCTGGAATCCGCAGCACGTCGACGTCGCCTGGCTCGACGCCGACGATTGGCAGCCGGACCCCGGCCGCGTGATCCGTGCCATAGAACAAATCAACAATTCCCCGTAGGGGCGGGTTTCAAACCCGCCCGTACAGAAACCCGCCCAATGGGGCGCCAAAAGGAGAAAACGACATGCAATTCATCGAAACGATCGACGTGACCGCGCCCTTGCGGGTCCTCTTGAAAAACCACCAGGAATTGCTGGGGGACCGGATGGGCCTGACGGCCCTGGTCCGGGATTTGAAAGCGACGTATCCGCACTGGCAGATCTACGTCGCCGTGGATGATGCGACGGTCTGGCGGAACAATCCGCACGTGGCGGGGATCGTCCTGCCGGGCGAGCCGGACCCGGCGAAGATCGACATGGCGGTCGACGTGGGTCCTTTCCGCGCGACCCAGTCCAGCAAACATAATGGCGTGCATTTCATGCGGGCCTGGAATTACGGTTTCATCCGGGCCACGGGCCTGCCCGTCCACCCCGGCCCGTTGAAGGCGGATCTCCATCTCTCCGCCGAGGAGCGGGCCTACCAGCCTGTGGCGGGGTCCTATTGGGTTTTCAATGCCGACACGAACAACATGGGTAGCAAGCGCTGGCCCGCCGAGCGTTGGCGGGAGCTGATCCGGTCGCTGCCGGAGATCCGGTTCGTCCAGGTCGGCCTGGCGAAGGATTTGATCGAGGATTACAGCGATGAGCCAAACGTCACGAGCCTGGTGGGCCGGACGGACGTCCGGCAACTGTTTGCCCTGGTCGCGCACGCCGAGGGTTGCGTGAGCCTGATCAGCTCCCTGATGCACGTGGCCGGGGCCTTCGACCGGCCCTGCGTGGTCCTGGCCGGCGGCCGGGAACCGGCGACGTTTGAGCAGTACCCGGCCCACTATTTCATTCAGCGGGTCGGCCTGCTGCCGTGCTGCCGGGCCCTCGCCTGCTGGCACAACTCGATCACCGCCTGTACGGACCGGGTCGAAACGCCGGCGGGTCCCAACTCCCGGTGCATGACAACGATCGCGCCGGCGGACGTCCGGCGGGGAATCGAGCTGTACTACGAAGGCGGCCGCCTGGAAAATCCGAAATCCAAACATCAAAGTACGGGCGGGTTTGAAACCCGCCCCTACCAATTACGCGGCCCCCGCGTCCTTCGCATCGTGACGAACGGCAAATACCTCGGCGGGGCAGAGCGGTCCTGCCTGGCGATCGCCCGGATGTTCCGGGCGCAGGACTGGCAAGTGGAGATCGCGACCCGCCAACCGATGTGCGCCGAGATGGCGGCGGCGTTCGATCCCGTGGCGGTCCGGACGGATCGGGTCTCGGCGCCATGCGACGTGCTGCTCTGGTATGCCAGCGATCAGGTCTACGACGCCCACCTGCCCGAGTTCGAGCTTCTGGTAAACGCCCATGCCCGCAGGAAGGTGATGGCGTTGACCTACAAGCTCGGCCGGGTGCCCGAATTGCCGTGGGCCAAGGATTGGGACGGCTACCTATTCCTGTCCAGCGCGATGCGGGGCTCCTTCGCGGCGAAATCGAAAATGGTAAATAGTAAATCGGAAATCATAAATAGTAAATGCCAGGTCCTCGCTCCGCCGGTCGATCTGGCCCCGTTCCTGGCCCTTCCTCTCGGCTCCCGGCCGGGGGTCCGCATCGTCCGGCATGTCTCCCAGGGCGATGCGAAATGGCCGGGGGATACGGAGGCCCTGATCCGCGCCTGCCCGTCGGCGCGGTTCGAATTCATGCCGCCCCCGGTCTGGCTCGAACCGATGGACAATCTCGGGCGGTTTCCCTATGGGGCCATGCCCGTGCCCCAGCTCCTGGCCGGCGGCAATCTGTTCCTCTACCTGCTCCCGGATGAGTACACGGACCAGGGGCCGCGGGTTGTGGTCGAGGCGATGGCGGCGGGCCTACCGGTGCTTTGCCAGCGGCGGGACGGGTGTGCGGACCGGGTGACGGAGGAGACGGGATGGTTCGTCCGGACAGCGGCCGAGGCGGCGGAGATCGTCAATACGGTGACGCCGGAGATCCTCGCAGCCAAGGGCCGGGCCGCCCGCGCCCGGGCGCAAACGGAATTCGATCCCGAAAAGTGGTACGGCGCGATCGCGGGGGGCCCGTGAGAAATTATGAATTATAAATTATGAATTATCAATGGACGTGTCGTTTCTCCTAAGGCCGCGGCGGCTCGGGCCTGACCGGGCCGCCGCTCGCTATATCTCGCCGGGCGATAAGAGGATTCACCACAGAGGCACAGAGGACACAGAGTGCGGCCGGGGAGCGGGGAGATGAGGGCTGCCTCTTCTCTGTGGTGAGATTTCTTTCCAGGTTCCGTAGATTTTTCCAATTGACTTCGCCCAGATAAGGTCTCAGGACTCTTCTCATCACATGCCATAACCCTTTTCCTACAAGAATGTTAAGAAAGGTACACGTAACTTTCTGTAAATTCTCGCGTACAATCGTGCATTTTCGTGCAGATTTGTATTGACATCCGCCGACGCCTCTTGTAGATTCACACGCATCCTGAGCGGCTGGCCCGCGCGGCCGCCGGAG